TNNCNCCCTTGCTGTAATCTGAAGTGAAGTAAGGAAAGGCCATCCCTAAAAAAGATGGCTTTTTCTGCTTTTAAAGCTACAATTAACAAACCTTTTTCAAAGGACACGAAATGTCATCTACGACTATCACCCGTGGTAATTCCCACGAAACTTTCTATATTCAGCCTTCATTAACTCCTGTGGCTGTTGCTGCCAACACTACCGCTGCCCAAACCTTTGCTTTGCCTGGTCTGCAAACGACTGACATCGTTGTTGTGTTGGGTCTGAACGGTTCGCAAATTGCTGGTATCGTGGTCGCTGAAGCTGATTGCTTGGCTGCTAACGTGCTGACCATCCAGTTCGCTAACGTAACCGCTGCTTCTGTTACTCCTACTGCTGGCGTTTACACCATCCAAGTTACCCGCTTGGAAGGCCCTGCACCTACTACTGCTGTCTAATCATGGCAAATATGTCCGTAATCAGACTAGGCGGTAGCACCCTCGGCTTGTCCGTTGGTACAACTGCCCATTCTGCTGTTGCTTTGAAGGCTAACACTCCAGATCAAATTAACTACGTTTCTTGCATCAATACTGGTTCTGCAAACGTGGCGATCAAGTTCAGCACAATTTCAACAGATGTGGCGGCATTGCCTGGCGATGGAACTTTCGGTGACTTTGTGCTTCCAGGCTTAATGGAAACACCTATTGTCATTGCTTGCCCTCCCGTTAATAGTCAAGCCCCCTGCTACGTTACAGCGATTGCTGCTACTGGTACTAATTTGGTGTATGTAACGCCAATGGTTGACCAATCGTAAGGAAAAAAATGGCTGGCCCAAATAAGACCGTTGACCAAAACATCCTGCCCGTTCAGGCTCTGTTTAATTTGGATAACTCATTCAATACGTTTATCGGTCAGGGTCAGCCATTTTATGCAACTGTTAACCCCATCCAATCGGGTCTGACAATCACAAATTCCACTATCAATAGTTCAGTTATTGGTGGTTCTGTCCCTGCTGCTGCTACTTTTACCTCGATGGCTACGACCACGGGGACTGTATCAACGACACCAGTAGGCAACACCGACATAGCAAACAAACTCTACGTTGATGCTACTGCCGCTGGCCTATCTTGGAAGCAGCCTGTTCTGTGCGCTACGACAACCAATATCACGCTGTCTGGCTTGCAGACAATTGATACGATTTCTGTAACTGCTGGCTCACGGGTGCTGGTCAAGAATCAATCAACCCAAGCGAATAATGGCATTTACATTGCTTCTAGCGGTGCATGGACTTATGCGTCTGATGCCAATACTTACAACCAGTATGTTTCTGCGATCTGTTTTGTAGAATCTGGAACGCAAGCTGGCTCGGCATGGTATTGCTATGTGCAGCCAGGCGGCACTTTAGGCACTACGCCTATCACTTGGTCGCAATTCAGTACCTCGGCAACTTATTTTGCTGGCACAGGACTGACATTAAATGCTTTTACTTTCAGCATTACCAACACAGCAGTTACCGCTGGTTCTTATGGTTCTGCATCAAGCGTCCCAACGTATACAGTTAATGCACAAGGCCAATTAACTGCTGCTAGTAATACCGCTATCAGCATTGCACCGAGCCAGATCAATGCCACAATACCGAATAGTGGGCTTACGAACTCTAGCGTTACGTTCAATGGCGTTAGCGTTTCTTTGGGTGGCAGCGGAGCGATTACTGCCCAAACTCCCAACGCCCTTACTATTGGTACTGGACTATCTGGCGGCTCATTCAACGGCTCCAGCGCAGTAACGATTGCCAATACTGGCGTTCTTAGCTTTTCGGCTGGAACAACAGGGTTTACCCCTAACACCGCTACAACAGGTGCTGTAACGCTTGGCGGCACACTCAACGTGGCTAATGGCGGCACAGGCGCTACTACGCTGACAGGCTATGTTTATGGCAATGGAACTGGGGCTTTTACGGCCTCTACGACCATCCCTAGCAGCTCAATTACTGGCCTGGGTACTATGGCTACCCAAAACGCCAATTCTGTGGCTATTACAGGCGGCACTTTAAGCAGCGTGACAAGCACAAGCGAAACGCTGAATAACCCATCAATCAGCAATTACGCCACGTTTACGGCTGTTTCAGCGCCAACCTACACAGCAGGTCGATTGTGGTATGACACCAACCAAAATGCGCTGGCTTACTACAACGATGTAACCAATAACACGCTGCACATTGGCGAGGAAATCCAGCTAAAGGTTTACAACAATACTGGCAGCACCATCAATATCGGTCAGCCTGTTTATGTAACGTCAACCAGCAGCGGATATACATATCCCAATGTTGCCCTTGCTATTGCTAACAGCCTGACAACTGGCAATGTGATTGGCCTGGCTAATCAAAATATCCCAACTGGAACGGCTGGCTATGTAACGACCATTGGTCTTGTTCAAGGCTTAAATACTGGCAGCTACACCGTTGGCGATACCTTATATTTGTCGCCTTACTCTGCTGGCTATTTTCAAAACACAATTCCGCCAACAGGTTATGCAATCAAGTTGGGAACTGTTGCTTATGTGAATTCGTCAACTGGCGCAATTTACGTTAATAAAAGCATCTTGTCTGTCCAGGCCGGAAACATTGTTGGACAAGTTGGGCTATCAAACGGTGGCACAGGCGCAAACTTGACCGCTGTTGCTGGTGGCGTGGTTTACTCTGGCGCTTCTGCTTTGGCTATTTCGGCGGCAGGGACGACAGGCCAAGTGCTGACCTCTAACGGCTCAAGCGCACCAACTTGGTCGACACCTACGGCTTACGCTACGGTCACCGATGACACGACCACTAATGCAACCCGTTACCCATTGTTTGCGGCTACCACTAGCGGCAATCTGACAACCGAATACACAAGCTCGACCAAGTATCAGTTCAACCCTTCTACTGGAACGCTTACAGCAACGGTTTTTAGCGGCTCTGGGGCATCTTTAACCAGCATCCCTAACTCTGCCCTTAACAACTCGTCAATTACGATTGGTTCAACGGCTATCAGCCTTGGTGGGACTGCTACAACGATTGCGGGGCTGACCAGCGTTACATCGACCACTTTTGTTGGTGCTTTGACGGGCAATGCGTCTACTGCTACGACTGCGACCACGGCGACCAACGCAACCAACGTAGCGATCACAGATAACACCAGTTCTAGCTCGACTTGGTATCCAATACTGTCGGCGGCATCTACGGGCAACAATCCCGCAACGACTAGCTCAACTAAGCTGTCTTTTGTGCCTTCTACTGGCGTGCTATCCGCTAATGGCGTGGCATTAACTGGCAATTTAGGGACAGTAACTTCTGTTTCTGGTACGGGCACAGTAAATGGCATTACGTTAACAGGCACAGTCACCAGTTCTGGAAGTTTGACCCTTGGTGGCACTTTGTCGGGTATTGGTAATAGCCAGCTTACAAATTCGACTATTTCTGGCGTTGCGCTTGGCGGCAATCTATATAACTTAACTGCTGGAACTGGCGTTAGCTTTAGCTCTGGAACAACTTACAACGGTTCGTCTGCTATTACGATTAACGCAACTGGCTCTGGCGGGACGGTAACTAGCGTAGCAGCAACTGTCCCGTCTTTCTTGTCAATTTCTGGCTCGCCAATTACAACTAGCGGAACATTGGCTATTACTTTGTCTGGTACAGCATTGCCAACGACATCAGGCGGAACAGGATTAACCAGTTTTACTTCTGGTGGTGTAGTTTATGCATCATCAACAAGCGCATTAACAACTTCTTCAGCGTTTACTTTTAATGGTACTGATGTTTCTTTTACTGGAAATTTAATACCTACAACGGCAGGTAAAGGCATCAACTTCACAGCCAACACTCCCGCATCGGGTAAAACAAGCCAGTTGCTCAGTTGGTATGAAGAAGGTACTTGGACACCTACTTATTTTGGATTGACAACAGCGGGCACTACGACATATGGCGTTAACAAAGGAACTTATGTAAGGGTAGGCCGTTTAGTTACAGTTACTGGAGTTATGACTTGGACAGCCGCAACTGGAACAGGTGGTGCGGCTCTTGGTGGATTACCTTTTAATATTTATAACGGAGCTGGTGAGGCAGACGGAAGCGTTTGGATTGGAACTGAAAGTGGTTACACTATGACTGGACAATTGGGCGCTTTCCTTATTCGTGGTGGAAATTATGCTTGGCTACAAGTTTATAACGCTGGTTCATCGTCTGCGGCAAGCGTAATTAACGGCAGCGCAGCACTTCGTTTTTCATTCTCTTACCCTTGTAACTAAGGAAAAAACATGAGCCTAACAAAAGCAACATATTCTATGATTGACGGTGCGCCCGTTAATGCCATAGATTACATACCATTAGCTGAAAGAGCGGCTATTTTAGCGGGAACATCTACTTATGATTGCACTTCTGCATTGCAAAGCGCAATTGATTATTGCATAGCCAACAACTCAGGTTTAGAAATAAATGGTAGATTTACTATTACATCTTCATTGGTTATCAATAGACCAACTGATGGCTCAACATTTCAAAAGTATTTTGAAATAACTTCTAAAACTGGTGGTTCATTTTATGTTGGTAATCAAAGTATCAATATGTTTACCACTACTTTAGGAAGTGTGGCGGCATCACAATTTATTTGGTTTGATGGCATAACTTTTGAACAACAATACACATCCAATGCAACTTACGTTTTAGATGGCGGCAAGTTTTTAAGGATGCAATTTCATGGATGTTTGTTTCTAAAAGTTCCTGTTCTTAATGCTACAACATACGTTCAAAGTTATAGATTTGATAATTGCAACATTAGATTTTTAACTAATCCTTTTTTTAGCACCAATACTGCTGCTTTAGATATCCATTTTCATGCTTGTATTTTTGAAGCAAATAGCAATAATGGCATTTACATGAAGGCTCCTCAAGGTTGTTCTATTGTGAACACTTTATTGGAAGGTTTTGGCGCAAATGCTATTGTTGCATTTAGTACAGTTTCTTTACACGTTGCAGGATGTTATTTTGAAGCAAACGTAGGAAATGATTTGCGTTTTGCATCAAGCAATCCAAATTATGGAATTTCTTTAGTTGGAAATTCTTTTAATAATACAACTGGAAATTCTATTCAATGGTCTGGCAATGAAGTTGGTGCTGTATCAATAGGAAATACAGGTTATTCAACTTTTGCAATCCATAATTTAAATGGAAATACAAATCCTGATATTTTTATTTTTGATAGAAATAATGAAACTGGGCCAGTAACAGATAATTCTTCATTTGGAAATGAAACAGCTATTTTTGGTCAAGTTATAAATGCAGCAAGTGGAGTTCGTATTGGCAACGCTTATTTAAGTGTTCCAAATTTACCCGTATTTGCTAATAATGCGGCTGCACTCGCTGGTGGTTTGGTTGCTGGTGTTTTTTATAGAACAAACGGCAATCCTGACACAGTTTGTGTTGTGCATTAAAATTTTTTAAAGGAACAATCATGGCTATCACTTACAAATGGTCAATCCCTAAAATGACAGTTAACCCATCTGTTGATGGAAAAACCGATGTTGTAATCTATGCCGATTGGATGTGTGTCGGTACTGATGACGTTAACAATTTAACCGCTTCGGCTGCTGGTACGGTTAAGTTAGGTGAGCCAGCTAATCCATTTACTGCTTATAGCCAATTAACAGAAGCTCAAGTATTAGATTGGTGTTATGCGCCTATTAGCTATGAAATTAATCATATTAATGGCACAACCACTACAATTACGACTAATCTGCAACCAGACACAGAGGCCCAAGTAGCGGGTCAATTAGCTCGTCAACTGGCTGCTATTGCTGCTAATCCTCCTTTGCCTTGGGTTAAAGCATGAACTATAAATGGTCTATAACCAAAATTTCAGCTACTGATGGGTTAATTACCCATGCACATTACAAATGTGTGCTGACTGATGATAATTTGTCGGTTGAAACTGAAGGCAACTGGTGGTTTAATGAGCCAAAGATCAGAGTTCCTTTTGAGCAAGTATCAGAGGAAATGGTTGCTGGTTGGATTGAGCAAGAGGCTGTTAAAGATGGCGTTTGCCACATAAAATATAGGCTAGAGGAACAGCTTAAAGCATTAGAAGCACATAAACCCGTTGTTGCTCCTTGGTTGCCTCAAGTTTTTACCCCTAACATTTAGGAAAAAAAATGGTTTATTTATCACCTTTTGGCGGCGTTGGAGCGCAATTTTTTGACTCAAATGGTTTGCCTTTAAGCGGTGGGTTAATTTACACCTATGCTGCTGGCACTACAACACAACAAGCCACTTATACAAACAGTTCTGGTAGCATTGCTCAATCTAATCCGATTGTTTTAGATGCTAGTGGTCGTGTTCCTTCAGGTGAAATTTGGTTAATTGCTAATCAGTATTACAAATTTGTTTTGGAAAGTTCTGCTGGAGTAACTATTGGAACTTACGACAATATATATTCTGGTGGAAATTCAATTATTGCTAGTAGTATTACTATTGCTAATTTTACGGGCACAGGAAGTCAAACAATTTTTACGTTGTCAAGTAGCCCATCGAACATTAATACTACAAACATTTATATAAATGGTGTTTATCAAGACAAAAGCACTTATTCAATAAGTGGCACTACTCTTACTTTTAGTCAAGCGCCTCCTGTTACTTCTATTATTGAAGTTAGCTACTTTTAAGGACGTAAAATGACTACACCTCTTGACATCATTAGCCGAGCATTAAAAGACATTGGTGCTTTGGAAGCAGGGGAAACGCCAACGGCTGACGCTGCCCAAGATGCTTTCGATATGCTGAACGGCATGATCGATCAATGGTCTAACGAATCCATGATGGTCTATTACAAGAATGAGATCATTTTTCCAATCGTTCCAGGCCAAACCCAATACACTATTGGCCCAACTGGTGAAATCGGAGCAGGGTTTACTGGCTACGTCAGCGGCAATCAAATGACTGTTGCTAATACTAACATCAACAACTTTGCTGGCACAGGCTCAATCAATAGCTCTACGCTGACTATCCTGTCGGTGTCCAGCGGTGCTTTGCAGGTTGGTAGCATCATTACTGGCGCATCTATCCCTAGCGGCACATCTATTCTGTCGTTTGGGACGGGTAACGGCGGTGTCGGCACTTACACCATTTCGCAGTCGTTGTTTATCAACCAAGAGTCGATCACGGCTAATGCGCCCATCATCACTTCTGGCGCTATCAGCAATGGTCAATATCTGACCACTAGCTACGGCGTGAACATGAATCTGGCCCAAGGAACGCAGATTGTGGCGTTTAACACGGGCGCTGGTGGGAATATCAATGAGGCAGGCACTTACACTCTTAACAACTACGTTACAACACCTAATCCTGCTTTTACGGGTTCTATTTCTGGGACTACCCTTACTGTTAGTGCTGTTTCTGCGGGTTATCTGGGTGTTGGTTGCGTGGTTAGCGGCTCTGGCGTTACAAGCGGCACAAAAATCACGGCGGTATTAACTGGCTCTGGTGGCGCTGGCACTTACACGGTGTCTGTATCTCAGTCGGTGGGCAGCACCTCAATGACGGGGACTGTCACGCCTTTCCCGATTACGGCTTACTATCAGCGTCCTCTGACTATTTCTAGCTGCTTTGTGCGTATCAACACGAACTCTAACGGCATCCCTGTCCAGAATGGCGGCTTGGATTACCCAGTAGCTGTGCTGTCGCTGGAAGAATACGAAATGATTGGCTTAAAGACCTTGAACGGCCCTTGGCCCAAGGCGCTTTACTATCAGCCAACTGAGTTGCTCGGTAACATTTACTTATGGCCTAACCCTGCACAGGGTGAGATGCATATGTTTACCGATAACATTTTCAGCAGCTATACCTCGCTTTACGACACGATTCAGCTTCCACAAGGCTACATCAATGCGCTGCGGTGGAACTTGGCTTATTTTTTGATGCCGATGTATGGCAAAGCCTCGCAGACCCAGATTGCGATGATTACCAAGAACGCCAATGATGCCAAGGCTACTGTGAAGCGCACGAACATGAAACCGCCTCAAGTGGCTCGTTATGCAGATGCTTTGCTGGTTGGTCGGCAAAAGGATGCGGGTTGGATTCTTAGCGGGGGTTTCTTCCGCTGATTGTTTAGGATTGACAGATTTCTTAGAATTGACTATGATGAACTTTTTAACAAGGAGTGCATCATGGATATTGAAGAAAAACGCAAAAAGAATCGTGAGTATCAACGGGCTTACTACAAAAGACAAAAAAACGGAGAAGGCCCACGACCTCCAGGACGACCAGCTAATACGCCGGAAGTTTTGTGGTTAAAGGTAGATATAAAAGCTGAGGATGAATGTTGGCCTTGGAAAGGAACTTTGAAAGATGATGGATATGGGAGAGTTCAGATCAATGATTGGAATTACTATGCCCATCGAGTCATTTTTAATCTTGCTAACCCAGGCATGATTGAACTCAAAGCACCAAAATCTTATGATGAAACGGGTTTTTTACTTCATAGCTGCGACAATCCATCATGCTGCAATCCAAAGCATATGCGTGTTGGAGCCCATGCTGAAAACATGGCTGACAAAGTTGCAAGAAATCGGCAAAAAACTTATCCGACTGACACAGGGCCACGTTGCAAATTAACAATGGAACAAGCAAGAGAAGCAAGAAAATTAAAGCAATCTGGAAAGTCAACCCGTGAGTTGGCTAACCAGTTTGGCATTAGCTTGCCTTCTATGAAAACTTTGCTGCGTGGCGATTCTTATAAGGAGTCATCAAATGGCTGATTTTGGATTTGTCGGGCCTTCTTACGAAGCTGCTTCTATCTATCAGGAAGCTCAAGAGTGCATCAATTTCTACCCTGAGATTGACCCTCTAAAGCAGCCTGGTCAGCGTGGCGTGGTGGCTTTGTATCCAACCCCAGGGCTTACTGAAGTCTTGCAGCTTAACAATGCCCCTGTTCGTGGGATGCGAACCCTATCTGGCGGGCAATGGTTGGTAGCTGTGGTTGGTAATGCTGTCTGGGCTATCCAATATGTTGATGGCGCTTACACCAAAACCCAAGTCGGAACGCTGACCACTTCCACAGGCCAAGTCTCGATCACCGACAACATCATGACTTACGGTGGGCTTACGGCTTACATCGTTGATGGCGCAAATCGGTATTACTGGATTGTTGGCTCGGCATCTACTGTTTCGCTGACCGCTACGGTTGCTGGCTCTATTTTGACTGTCACCAGCACCAATTTTGCTATTGGCACAGGGATTGTGCTTACTGGTAGCTCTGGTCAGATTACGATTGGTCAATTTACCACTACGTCAACCAGCGGCGTGGGTGGTTTGGGTGACTATCCTTTTACTGGCTCTGCCACGTCAGGGACATTCACAGCCCCTGCTTTCCAGAAATTGCCCTCTACTGATGGTGCTTTTACTGGCGCTGTGACGTGCGATGTTGTGGATAACTACATTGTTTACAACCAAGGCGGCACTCAGGCATGGGGTTCTACTGACCTGCAAGCTGACGTTCAAAATGGCGATCTGCCTTTGGTTACGCCTTGGTCATCAAATGCTTTGTATGGCAACAAAGATGGCTCCCCTGACCCATTGGTTGGTCTGATTTGTGATCACCGCCAAGTCTTTTTGTTGGGCGAATTTACCTCTGAAATGTGGACTGATGTTGGCACAGTCGTGCCTGGTGTCATTTCGTTTGCTTTCCAGCGTGTGCCTGGAACTTCACTCCAACATGGTGTTGTTTCGCCATTCTCAATTGCTCGATTCGGTGAACAGTTTGCTTTGGTGGCTCAAGATACCCGAGGCCAAGCAGTTATTGGGGTTATGAAAGGCTACTCATTTGAGCGCATTTCTACCCATGCTGTCGAGCAAACCCTAATGAACCAATACGTTGGTGATGCTGTGGCTTACACCTATCAGCTTGATGGGCATGAGTTCTACGTTGTCACTTTCCCGACTGTAAATCTGACATGGGCTTATGACTTGCGTTCCCAAATGTGGCACAAGTGGCTAGCTTGGGATGGTGAGCAATACCAGCGCCATCGGTCTAATTGTGGTGTATTGTTCAACAATGTCTATTTAGTTGGTGACTATCAGAATGGTATGATCTATCAACTGGATAATGCAGTTTATACGGACAATGGAGCGACAATCCGTAGGGTTCGGCGTGCACCCCATCTGGTGACTGACTTCCAACGTCAGTATTTTGCTGAGTTCCAAATCCAATTCCAGCCTGGTGTTGGCTTACAAAACGGTCAAGGCAAAGACCCACAAGCTATGCTACGCTGGTCTAGCGATGGCGGCTCTACTTGGTCTAATGAGCATTGGGCTTCTATGGGCAAAGTGGGCCAATATACAAAGCGGATTATTTGGCGGCGTTTGGGTTGGGCTCGTGACCGTATCTTTGAAGTTGCTATCTCCGACCCTGTAAACTGCGTCATTGTTTCTGCCAACTTAAAGGCTGAAGGGGCTGAAAATTGAGCGTCACTTCTTCTGGCTCTGGTGGCAATTTAAACTGGCCTAGAACGCCGTTTATTGACCAGCAAACCATGATGCCGAGCTTGCCTTGGCTTTTGTGGCTGCAAAACCCTTCTGTCAATTCGTTTAGCTCTGCCAATGCTTTGGGCATTAACTCTGGCGGTACTGGGGTTTCTACCAAGCCTACTAATGGTCAATTGCTGATTGGCAATGGCTCTAGCTATACGTTGGCTGGTTTGACGGGTGGAACTGCCATCGGTGTGACTAATGGCACAGGGTCAATTACCCTTAATAACCTTGGTGTGACCTCATTGGTCGCAGGGACGGGCATCGGGGTTAGCTCTGCTACTGGTGCGGTTACTGTTTCAAATACAGGCGTTTTATCGTTTTCTGCTGGCACTACGGGGTTTACCCCATCATCTGCGACCACAGGGGCTGTGACCCTTGGTGGGATTTTGAACCTTACCAACGGCGGCACAGGGGCATCTACCGCAGCAGGGGCTAGAACTAACCTTGGTTTAGGCACGATTGCGACCCAAAATGCCAATAATGTTTCTATAACTGGCGGCGCAATCTCAGGGACAACAATTAGCACATCACCCATTTCTGGCGCAAGTGCAAGCGTGACAACGCTAACGACCTCATCTACAATCACGGCTAATAACATAGCAACAACTGGCACTCATACTACGATTGCTAAGTGGCTTCCAGTTGTTTGTGACGGTACAACGTATTACATCCCGCTATATACATGACCCCAACTGATATGTTCAACGCAAATCTAGGTCACTTTGATGTTGACCCAGGGGTTATTCACCACTTTTCTGATGGGCTTTATGCAAAACAAATGCACTTGCCCAAAGGTTACATGGCAGGGATGCACGCCCACAACTACTCCCATTTGAGCGTTTTGGGGCAGGGCAAAGTCATTGTTAAAGCTGGTGACAGCGAGCGGATTTATACAGCGCCAGCTTGCATCAATATGCCAGCGCAGGTCATTCATTCAATTATTGCGCTGGAAGATGCTGTTTGGTTCTGCATCCATGCGACTGAAGAAACTGATGTTAATAAAGTGGATGAAGTCTTAATCCACAAAGGGGTCTGATATGCCATTTGCTTTTATTATTCCAGCAGCCGCAACCTTGATTGGTTCGACCATGCAGTCAAACGCTGCAAAAAGTGCTGCCGCTACTCAGGCCAACGCTGCTAATCAAGCGGCTCAGTTGCAACAGCAACAGTTCAACACTATTAACCAGCAACAAGCCCCCTATCGGCAGTCTGGTTATAGCGCCTTAAATCAAATTGGTTCTATGCTTGGTGGCGCACAGCCTAAGTATGACCAAAACGGCAACTATATTGGCGATCAGCAAGGCTCTGGCTATTTGACGCAACAGTTTGGCCCAGATCAACTGAAGTCTAACCTTGCCCCTAACTATCAGTTTATGCTGAACCAAGGGGTTGGCGCTGGAACGCAAGCTGGAAATGTGGGCGGTGGCGGCTCAAATGTGCAACGGTCTAACCAAATTTTTGGTGAAAACTACGCTTCTAACGCTTACCAAAACGCTTTTAATAATTTTTCAAATCAACGTAAAGACATTTATAACACTTTGGCAAGCATTGCTGGTATTGGTCAAACTGGTCAATCAGCTACTAATGCTGCTGGATTGACTACTGCTACTAACATCGGTCAAGCTGGTATCGGCGCAGCTAGTGCGGCTGGCGCTGGTCAAGTTGGCTCGGCAAATGCTTTGGCTGGTGGTTTGCAAGGTGCTGGCAATCAGTATCAGCTTTCTCAGTTGCTAAACCAAAACTACATTCCTGGCTACGGTTCACCATCTGCGGCCTTTACATATCAAAACACGCCAAGCTCATCTGGCTTTGTTGGCCCTGTTTCTGGTTCAAATGGCTAAGGATAAAACATGGCTGATTTAAGCGTTACACCAGTTTCCACGGGCATTAAGCCACAGCAGCAAATGTCGCTTGGCGACTTGATGAACATTGCATCAAGCGCACAAGCGTATCAACAAGCGCAGCAATTAAACCCAATTCAATTGCAAGCAGCACAAGCTAAATTGCGAAGTGAAAATGTTGGTGCTGATATTGCCGAGCAAACAAAAGAACCAAAAATACAAAGTGCTAAAGCAGAAGCAACACGCTTTCAAAATGAAGCAGATAAATCTGGTGTTGATTTAAAAAATCATTATCAAAACATTGCAACTGGTGTATATGGCGGTTATTTAACTGACCCTGATTTTATTAACGGTAATGCACCCAAGATGATTGAAAAACTTGATCGTGCAAGGGACTATTTGATTAGCAATGGAGTTCCAGAGCATGGTTCAAAAATGCATGACCAACTTGTTGATTTGGCAAAAAAAGACCCTAAAGAGGCTTATCAACAAATTAAGAATAGTGTGCAAATTGCTGGCGGCAATGCAAGTCAGTTTACAGCACAACAACCACAACTGACCACAGTTAACGGGCAACCAGCTACATTTGCTGCTGTTGGCGGTGTTACTCCAGTTCTTAATGCTGCTGCTCCAGCACCTGCTCCAACACCATCGGCTGTGTCACCGCAGCAAATGAATTTGCCGCAACATAGTCAGCCTGTTCCTTTGCCATATCCAGTACGACAACCTGGCGTTCCTTACGCTAAATTGCCACAAGAAGATGCTGATACAACAAATGGCACAAATTACAAAACATCATTAGTTGCACGACAGTCTGAATTGCCTATGGCAAAACGCAACATTGATGAAACAATGGATGCGATTGAAAAAATTTCTAAACAGTCTATTACAGGCGGTGCTGGCATTCCAGGTAATTTAGAGCGCAAAATAAGAACTGCTTTAGGCGATACTTCATACGTTCAACTTAGCAAAGATTTGGCAAATCAACAGATTGCCAATTTGAAGGCTTCTGGCGGTTCTATGGATACTGTTTCTGGTCAGCATCTACAAAAGATTGCAAATGGTGATGAAACTTATCCTTTGGATGTTTTGAAAAATATTGCTGGCAGAACCAAATCCGATATGACAAACTTGGATATGCAAGCCAATGGCGCACAAGTTTTCTCTAATCGTTTTGGCGACAACAACATGAACGCCTTTAAACAGATGTGGAGTAAGAACGCTGATAGCAAGATATTTGAAGCTATCAACATCATGAACGATATTACCGACCCCGATAAACGTAAGGCCGAATGGGAGAGGATTCTTCCTACTGACCCAGAAAAACGTAAAGTTTTCTTGCAAAAATATCGCAACATTAAAAAGCTGTCTGAAACGGGGAGCTTGCAATAATGGACGAACTTGAGCAATATCTTATGGGCGACACAGCAACTGCTGCAAAGCCCACAACACAGCCCTCGGCTACAACAGCACCGTTAAGAGCAAATAACCCTGGTGCTTTGATGCCTGGGGGCAAACTTGCTCAATACAAAACCCCAGAAGAAGGTTTGTCAGCAATTGATGACAATCTTAAAAATTATGGAAAAAAAGGCGCAAAGACTTTAACTGATGTCATTACAAAATGGGCTCCTCCCAATGAAAATGATACAAAGTCTTACATTGCTCATGTTGCAAAAGTTAGCGGCTTAGACCCAAATCAAGAAATTGATCTGAACAATCCGTTGGTTCGGCATCAAATTTCTGCTGGCATCGTGCAGCACGAAAATGGTACTAAAGCGTTATACGCTAAACAATCTAGTGCGCAACCTCAACAACAAACTGGGGATGAGTTAGAAAATTATTTGTCTAACACTTCAACTGCTCCAGTATCTGCTGCTCCGACAACTACTGCTCCTGTTGCACAACCAAAACAAAAAACTTCTGCAATTGCTGATATTCAACAAGGATTTCAACAAAAGCAACAACAGCAACAAAAATATAGTGAAGATGCATTGGCTAGGTTTGGTCAAGGTGCTGCATCTTTGGCTGACGTTACGATTGGTGGCATTATTCCCTCAGTTGCTGGCGCAGTAACTTATGCTGGTCAACGATTCTTAGGTCATACGCCAGAAGAAGCGCAAGCCACTCAACAAAAAGTTGAGCAAGCTACTGGTCAGCCGTTCGGTAAAGCATTTGGCGTGACTGAAACGCCAGGCTATAAACAAGAGGCCGGACGCCAAACAATGGAGTTTATTGGCGAAAATGTTGCCAAAGGCGCTAAGTGGATTGCTGAAAAAACTGGCTTGCCTCAAGCTGACGTAGAAAACATGATGGGCACTTTGACTGCTGCTGTTGCTCCAGAAGCTGCTCAAAAAGGTGCAGGTGCTGTAAAGCAAATTACAAAACAATTTGTTGAAAAAACACCCGAAACATTTGTTGGTACTGCTAAAACACCGCCAACTGCTGCTGCTGAATCAAGATTTGCAACTCCGGCTGAAGTGCAAAAGATGCAAGACATATTTGCACAAAAACAAGCAGAAGCGCAATTGCCTACTAATCTTGGCGGTAGTGTTGGCGCAAGGCAAGTTGACGCACAAACAGCCCGTGTAGCCAATGCACAGTCTTTGCCTGTTCCTATCACGCTGTCTAAAGATCAAATAACAAGAGCGCCAGCAGATGTGAACTTTGCTAGAGAAACAGCTAAGAATCCCGTGTTGGGGCAGCAGTTACAAGAACACTATGCCAACCAAAACGCTGCAATTCAAAAGAACTTAGACCATTTAGTTGAAACAACTGGGGCAGAGTTGACAGGCGTTAATCCTGGTGATCTTGGCAAAAAACTGGCTGACCTTTATACAACTGAAAAACCTAAGAGATACCAAGAAGTTAGCAATGCTTACTTAGAAGCTCGAGTCAATGGCGAAATGAATGAGCCTATTGATATTTCGCCACTAAAAAAATATGTTGATGAGCATCAAGCGGAAGCAATCAATGCTCCTGTTATTAAAAGTCTTGAAGTTAAATTAAACAATTTGACCAAATCTGGTGATGAACTCCCATTGAATGACATTGAAGAAGTCAGAAAAATGGTTGGCAATTTGTCGCAAGATTCAGCATCTAATGCACACTTCGGTAGAGAAATTCGTGGTTTGATTGACAAAATTACCGAAAACAAAGGCGGCGACCTTTACAAAAAAGCCAGAAAATTGAACGAAGATTACATGACAGAGTTTGAAGATACTCCTGTTATTAGAGATATAAATGCCATGAAGTCAGGCACAACTCAGCGAGTTGTTGCTATGGAAAACCTTGTCAACAAATCTATTGTTAACGGCTCATTGGATGACGTTAAACAATTGTTTGGCAGTCTGGAGAAAATGGGGCCAGAAGGCGAACAAATGATTAGAGAGCTGAAAGGCGTCATGGCTCAACGCATCAAGGATGAAGCAACTAAAGGCGTTCAGCGTGACATAAACGGAAAGCCTTATGTTTCAACTCATGCGCTTAACAAAGAAATCGTCAATTTGGACAAGAGCGGCAAGCTAGATTACTTGTTTGGCAGCAAAAATGCTGACCATTACCGCACATTGAATGACGTTACAAAAGACGTTCAGACCATTCCAAAAGACACGACAAACACTTCTGGCACAGCAGCTAACTTGTTGGCAGCATTGACTGAAATGGGCGTTACTGGGATGACTACTGGAATACCTGTTCCTGTTGCGACCATTGGTAAAATTGGCGTTAACAAGATTCAGACAGCAAGAAAATTGAACAAAATCAAAGACTTTATTCAATACGGCGAAAATAAAGTTAAAGGTAAAACTGAAGAACCGCCTAGAGTTGAACTTAGTGGAATGGCAAACCCATGAGCGACATTGATTTAGTAAAGTATGGTCAGCTTTGGCAAAAAGTCGAAGATTTGACACAAAAGGTGGATAAGCTAGAGGACGGCATGGAGCAATTGCTGGAACTGGCTAACAAATCCAAAGGCGGCTTTTGGGTGGGAATGGCTATCGTTTCGGCGATCAGTTCCTTTGTTGGTTACATAACTCACAATTTTATTAATCTGAAATGATTGACCCCTTAACGGCCCTAGCAGCGATTCAGTCAGCGGTAGCCCTTGTAAAAAAGGTAAGTGCTACCGTTGATGATGTTGCGTCTTTAGGGCCTGTATTGGGCAAGTATTTTGACGCTAAGACAAACGCAGTTCAAGCGGTCAAAGAGGCTAAAGATTCCGGCAAAGCCTCCAACATGGGAACAGCCATTCAGATTGAAATGGCGCTGGAGCAATCTAAACAGTTTGAGTCTGAGTTGCAAATGCTGTTTATGCAAGCTGGCAAAGTGGACGTTTGGAACAGAATCAAAAGTCGTGCTGGCGAGATGGACAAGGCTGACAAGTACGCTGCCCAAGCTGCCGAAGACCGAGCCAAGAAGCAAAAAGAAGAACAAGAAGAATTTATCCTCGCTGCTCTTGTCGTTATTTTGTTGGTATTTTTGCTCGGCGGTGGCTACTATGTCGTGACTGACATTGTGGAAACGGCTAAAAAAGAACAGCACAGCAACTATAAAAGGAAGCATTAACATGGATTGGTTAGCTCAAATTGCCCCAACAATTGCCACTTGCTTGGGTGGCCCTCTTGGTGGCTTGGCTTATGAAGCCGTTTCTAAAGTCTTAGGCGTTAGCCAAGATGACGCACAAAAGATGCTGCAAAACGGCAAGTTGAACGCTGACCAGATTGCGGCTGTCCAGCAAGCTGAAATCCAACTCAAAGCGCAAGCTCAGTCGATGAACTTGGACTTTGAGAAGCTGGCTGTGGAAGATCGCAAATCTGCCCGTGATATGCAAGCGGCTACCAAGTCGTGGATACCCTCAATTCTCGCTATAACGATCACAGGCGGCTTTTTTGGCATCTTGGGTGGGTTGATGTATGGACAAATCCAACACGCACCCCAGATCGACATTATGTTGGGTAGCCTTGGTACGGCTTGGACGGGCATCATTGGGTTCTACTTTGGTAGCTCACATGAAAGCATGACCAAGACAGAGATGATTCATAACTCGACACCAACAACATGAACTGGCTTGAAATTGCTACTGAAGAAATTAAGCGTCACGAAGGCTGCAAGCTAGAGGCTTATCCAGACCCTGGGACGGGCGGCGCACCTTGGACTATTGGCTACGGCGCAACTGGCCCAGAAATCCACTCAGAATCGGTCTGGACGCAAGATCAGGCTGATACAGACCTAGCCAATCGTTTAAACATTTTGGGCGACAAGATTGACGCTGTGACCCATGTGTCCCTAAACGACAACCAGAAAGCGGCTATTTGCTCGTTTGTTTACAACGTGGGCATGGGTAGCTACAAAGGTAGCACTTTGTTGAAGTTGCTGAACGCTGGCGATTATGACGGTGCTGCCGAGCAATTCAAACAATGGAATAAGGCGGCTGGTCGTGTGCTGCCAGGCTTAGTAACAAGGCGAGAAGAAGAATCTAAATTATTCCTAGTTTGACATATTGGCGTAATGTTAGACGCACCTAATGTCGTCATGAAAAACGTGCCAAATGCCGAGCAAGCCATTGTTTTTGATAACTTTATTAGAAAATGGCAAGCAAAGTTAAATTTGAACGATTGGCGCATTGAGCGTTATAACAAAGTTGCTAGGGATGCTATGGCTTGCATTAGCTTTGATGATGAGGCAAGACTAGCGACTTACCAGCTTGGTTCTTTTGGTGAAGAAGAAATCACACCAAGCAGTTTGGAATCTACTGCGCTGCATGAGGCATTGCACGTTTTTCTGCACGATTTGCGTAAATTCTCAGATGATGAGGGCGTAGAGCATCAAGTCATCAATGTGCTGGAAAAGCTGCTATTGGAGATTTAGATGCCTCTTATCAAGATTACAGATGAAGAATTTTTGCAACTTTGGCGAGAACACGGTTCTGCTAGAAAAATTGCCAAGATTACTGGCATGGATGAGAGAAACATTTACAGGCGCAGAGATCGGCTAGAAGAAAAGATTGATGCCCCTTTGTATAACATCAAAGAAAGAGCCATTGTTAGAGAGCATCCGGCCCGTAAGCTCTTAGGAATCGAAAATGGATGTGTCATCGTTTTTTCTGATGCCCATTTCTGGCCTGGCAATCGATCTACCGCTTTTGATGGTCTTTTACATCTTATTAAAGAACTCCAGCCCAAAGCCGTTATCTGCAACGGCGATGCTTTTGATGCCGCTACTATTAGCCGCCATCCTCGGATTGGATTTACTCACAGCCCATCCTTAGTCGAAGAACTTAAATCTTGTAAGACTCAGTTGGGTGAAGTCGAGGAAGCCGCTAAAGCAGCCCGTCATAACGTCAAGCTGGTATGGCCTTTGGGCAACCACGATGCACGCTTTGAGACCTTCCTAGCGGCTAATGCGCCCCAGTATGAACAGGTTAAGGGATTTTCATTGCGTGACCATTTCCCTGATTGGGAACCTTGCTGGTCGTGCTGGCCTACTGAGACATTAGTTGTTAAGCACCGCTGGAAGGGTGGCGCACACGCTACCTATAACAACACGTTAGGCTCTGGTGTGTCTATGGTGACAGGTCACCTTCACCAGCTTAAATGGACACCTTACAGCGACTACAACGGGGTTCGTTACGGTGTGGATTCTGGAACGCTGGCAGAAGTTGAAGGGCCACAGTTTTACAATTACACCGAGGATGCGCCACTTAATTGGGGTTCTGGGTTTGCTGTGTTGACTTTATTTAAGGGTCAACTATTGCAACCCGAATTGGCTCGAAAGTGGGATAATGAGCATATCGAATTTCGTGGACAGATCATAAAGGTACGATAATGGCATACACAATCACAGGCAAAGGCAAAGAATCTCCCAAGGGTCACTACGTTGTGGAGAAAAGCCATCAACACCCTTTGGAGCAAAAGGTTGAGCGTTTGGCTGAGAAGCTGAATAAACACATGAGCCTCCCAATGGAAAAAGCGCATCACCCTGGCTCAGACCAAAGCAAAGCGCCTCTGCCACACATGAGAAAATACTAAGCGTTTAACCGCTGAATCGTTACGTTAAGGGCATCCAGTTCTTCCATTTTGCGGATTGCCCAAGCTCTTTTTTGACCATGCCAGCCCATCGTTGACCCACGGTGGCAGTCTGGGCATAGCGCAACGCAGGTATATTGCAGCCCTTGAACGATGTGGTGGGCTTCACTTGGCCCGACTGTATCGCATACGCTGCAAGGCAGTTCTTTGACCCGTCCTAGATACTTGCGCTGCTGCTTGTTAAGTTTGTTGTTCATTGCTTAGACAAGTTCCCATTCTCTTTCGCTTCTGTTTGATTTAGATTTAACTGTTTTACCAGTTGGTCTAATCAAACCTAATTTAGCCATTTCATTCAGCCTACGGGCTACTTGGTTGGGGTCTAGCTTACATCTGTCGGCTATCCCGTCCTTTCCCTGTGGGCCGCTAAGAACCAGCACAGCTAGGATTTGGTCGTAGTGACCAACTTCAAAATCCACTTTTTTAGCAGCATCTTTGCTAGTCTGCGGGTCATTCTTGCGAGCTAGTTTGAAAAACATGATTGTCCTTTTTGGGGTGTGGGCAGTTTTCGGGAACATCGACAACGCACCAGATAGCCGTGTATTGCCCATTTGACGGGCCTTCCCATCGATCTATATAGGCGTCAGGCATGGATTTAAGGGATTTGCGGATTACTTCTGGTAAAGCCTTTAGATGGTTGGCAATTGATTCTGCTGACAGCCCATCTTGCTGGGTTTTCATTAAGTCTCTGATTTTGTGGTGATGTGGGCGCATTAAGTTACCAAGGTGCTGGTTCAAAGTTGTCGGGGTTAAATTTAGGTTCACCAGGTTTGCTGGGTGGTAATTTGGTTGGAAAAGGCCAGTTATTCATATGTTCTTTTGCTTGAGTTTGGCTTCAATAGCTCGGGCAAATTCCATGTTGTTAGACCACCCATCACGGTACAGTTTGCCGATCTCCTCATCCGTCAGCCCAACCCATGTGCGCTGTG